CTTGCCCTCCTCTTTCATGCGCTTAGCATGTAGCACTTGATAGGGCAAGCCATTCATGTTGCCATGGTCCGTGAGCGCCAATGCGCCCATACCATTCTCATAGGCAAAATCCATATGATCCTGTGGATAACCGATAGCATCAAAAATAGATCCCGCTACACTGTGGGCATGCAGTCCCACGAATTTAATTGCAGATGTCTTGCGACTCATTCTTCCTCAACCTCCATACACATCTTAGCATGTTGATGGGGCCCTGTCAACCTTTTATATGGCTTTTCGATAACATGTTCTGACCCTAAATAGGTGCGATATCCCTCCCAAGTAGAGATATTGTGGTACCATTCTACTTCAACTTTTGAAGCATTAGTTTCGTCTATTTCTTCAAAAATATCATTAAAACCAAAAAAACGGGCCGACCACCTTTCTTCGATGGGGCGTTTTCTTGAAGGTATTTCTTCGTCGGGTCCAGGGGGTAAATACTCCCTTGTTGTTTTTCTGTTTACTGCTCTTCGGCACTTTTTAAAATCCTCTCCGAACATAGTAAAAGCCAGATGCTCATTATCCTTAACACTCTTTCCATCGTGTGTCAAGAAGAAATTACTTTTCTGGCTTAATATCTCTTTTCTATGTCCTCTTAAATTATAAATATCATACATTCCCATAGGAAATGAAATAAAATATTTATCGGGAATCAGCCATTTGGAAATTTTGTAAGATACTAACCAAGCAGAATACATCCCATATAATACTGACCATCCATAAGAATCTCGCCGGTCACGGTCTTTCGGGTGGATGGGCGCATAATAAATAGGTATTTCTTTTCTTACTTCACTATAAAATTTAGTTAAATCACGCTTGTAATATACTGGGTCGTATACCCACTCTCCAATATGCTTTCGTACAATAGGCGCCAAATCATCATTCGCCGCAATCCATATCGTTTGACAGCCTGCCATGGCGCACTCAAACACAGCCTTCTGAATAGCCGTAAAGCCCTTATCTATTGGTAATAGGAAGGGCGGCACGTTCAAATCAAAGTCCGTATCCAAGTTTGCAACCGGAATAACGCCGGCTAAGTGCGTGTGACCACTCACAAATTCCTCAAAAGTCTATCGTACGATCCATATGTCCCTTGCAAAGCCTCGAGTAAAAACGATTCCGTAACTCGTGGTGTTTGGACGTTATCCTCTGCTTGCCATGGCGTATCAAACTGCGCACGTTTCTCGCGAGCGATGTTAGACGTTCTGAACTTATAATACTTCGGTCTTCCCGTGGGTGAATATCCATTAAAAACTCCTTTCATTCCCCTGCTTTCCATTTCGGAGACAGCTTTAAATCGAGCCATCGTTTCAGAATAGTCAAAACTAGCTAGCTGTTCCTCTGTCAAGTGGGACACCACGCAGGCGTCCTTGACTTTGGTGGCGCCATCAATCCGATCTGATGAATAGAACCATATCTCTTTCACTAGTGAGTCTTCTGTCTCGATGTAATCGATCTCGTGCTTGCCTCCTCGATGAAATGCTATCCAATCATAACATATCACACCATCGTTTGCAACCTCTTTTTGGGCTGAGAGTCCAAAACATTTATCGTCGCCAAAGAAATATGCTGTTTTAAATTCTATTTCCGCGATCTTAGCATACTCATTAGAACAAATAAGTGATCGTTTATCTATGCGCATGGTGGTGCAGCGATCACTTAATGGTGCTTTACCGGAGAGCCCCAACAAAAATAAGAGTCGCTCCCATAACAGAACCTTCTGCGTGCCTACTATTTTATCTTCTCCGAATGTCGTTAAACTTTTTGTCTGAGCTGACAGCTTAAGAAATGATAAGTCCAACTCGGGATCGAGATAATCAAATCTGAAAGGTCTTCGTTCCTCTGCAAAGAAAATGGGCAACTCGTTACTAAATGCATATAAAACCGCTCTGAGTGAACTGCCGATGACTATTTCATCATTTTTTATTATCATTCATACTCATGCTGCCAGCAAAATATAACATACATATTATGACGCATACATAGCTAATCATCTTTCACCTCTTCTAAAAGCTTCTTCAAGTCCAAGCCGGCGCAATCGATCTTTCTTTTGGTAAGATGATAGTGGCTAACAAAACCAGTAAAATCACCGTACACCACATTTTGCTCGTACACCGTGGACATTTCACCGGACTGACTTTCCGGTGTTTCGTAAGGAATTCCGGTTGTAGCGTGAATAGCCTGCCACAAAGCCTTTAAAGCCTCCAACTGTTGTGGATAAAAGCCTAGAAAGGGGTCTAGCTTGTTTCCATGCACCCAAGCGTCGTCTACTACGGGGCGCTCTCCAAAGCCCCTCTCGACGTAAGTATCTTGATATTTAGGATAATAGGCATTTGTTATTTCCACCCCGACGGAGGCACGATTAGTTCGTGAACTACCGGCATGCCACGCCGCATGTTGCATATCTAAAGTTTGGTAAATGGTGCCGTCGTTATCAATCAAAAAGTGGACAGAAATACCGCGCTTATCTAAAACTGTAGCGCACATGTGTGAAGACAGGCAGACGTCCCAGTGATTAACAAAATAACGAATCTTACGTTGGGATCTACCAGCATAGCTATAATAAGTTCCCTCTCGGGCAGCGATGCCGCCTTCGTCTGTCCACAAAACCACCTTATCCCATGCAATAGGCACGAGTTTGCCGTTGTTAACAATATGGTGTGAATAAAAAGGCTTTCCAACTGCGTTTTCCGCTAGCTTAGCTTGCCTTTCCGTCCATAAACGTCGAAACGTCATGGGCCCACATAAGCCATCAGCTACGAGTTGACGAACTCGCTGCCATTTTTTGATGGCTCTTACGAGTTTTTCATCAAAACACTTTTCTCCAAACCAGTTTGGATCCCATCCTAATTTAGCGGCAGATGCTTGATTGTAGAAGTTTTTGTCCATACATTAAATAGCTTTAACTGAGAATACCAATTACATAATTATCCAAGATGATATGTATGGCGTCCCCGTCGAGTTTTATTTTTTCGGCCATGGATCGATCAATCAAAAGCGTACCCCCTGCGTTAAGTTCTTTGGCAAACCTTACATCTTCTGCCCACCCTACCACTTTAGCACTTACATAGCGCTCCTCAGCTGGCTTAAAGTCTGCCGGCAGAACTATGCCGCTTTCAATCCCTGGGCTCTTGGGTTCTATAATTTCAACAATAATATAACGATTAACTGGTGTCACTTATCCTCCTAAATTGTGCAAGTGTCGTTTGTGCAAAACTTTGTTCCTGTACCACCTTCATCGTCTTTGACTCGTTGAAGCGGTTTAATTCTTTTAATGGCTTTTTCATATTCTTCCTTTGTAATAGCCTCATAGGGCGCCTGTTTATAACCTGTTTCTTCATATTTCAAAAAGGAAACCGCCTTCAAGCGAGTTTCGTACATTTCCAAAGCGTTCTTTATCTGGGGAGCCTCGGAAGGTTGAAAAGTCACAGTGACGGACACAGAGTTATCTGCCCAATAATGCTGATACTGGGCAGCTATCTCAAGCTGCTCCCACATGCTCACGTCGCACTTTCCTTTCAAGAAATAAGGTTCATGGACCGGAAATTCTACCACCAGCGTATTGGGGGAGTATTCATCATCCTCCACACGATAACCCGCCTTCTTGAGGGGCTCAATCATATTAGAATCGCTAGAGAAACGAATGCGGCGAATGTAGTACTCACTCTCAGGGAAATGAATGCCCGGAGTTGAACCATTCAATAACGAAACAGTGCCTGACGGCTTAATAGAAGTGGTGCGCACCGAGCGTGGGATACACAACCAATTGGAAAACTCCGCGTCTAACTCTGCAACAAAGTCATATGCTTTATCACACCACTCGTACATCGTGCGACGGCCAAACTTATTAAACGCTTGTACGACACCCGACTGTGAAAGGCCTATGCGTCGGTTTTTCAACATCTTGGCGTTGGTCTCGGGCCAGTGTGTGTTAGAAAGAGTGATAGTTTTTCCATACAGGTAAGCGATCTTAAGCGTACGCAGATAATCTTCGAGATCATCATGCTTTGCTGGAAAGGTCTCGACCAAGCAACACAACTCAGCGTCTTCTAATTGTTGTTCCACGCAAGGGTTAAAACCCATCACATGTAGATCGTCGTCTCGAGGTCCATCTTTAAAACGGCCGCGAGTACGGGCATTGTTCAACCAAATAGTACCCGGCTCACCATTCTTTTGACACTGAGTGGCGGCCCAAGTATAGTCCATCCCCACCTCTGCCAACATAGAGTTATTCGAACCCCATCGGTGATGGTAAAGCTTTTCTTGATCATTCTTCATTTGAAGGTAATGCATATCGGTGTGACTACCCATCGCTAGTGCCGCGGAGCGTCGCACATTTCCGGCTACCACACATCGACCAATAAGGTTCTCAGTGTCGACGATGTCAACTGAAGTGATGTCTTCTCCAATTTTCTTGGAGAATAGTTCCGTTAAATCATCATGTAACTCTTTCAATGGCTTGTAACCACTAGAGGTGCCTCCAAATCCGTAGATTGGGGCGCCCTCTGCGCGAATAGCCGAATAGTCAAACTTGGGTACATTGTCCCCAAAGAAGAAGCCATCTAAAAGCATGTGTACCGAGTTGACCCATCCTTCCCTCGAGTCATCAATAATATGTACATCATTAGTATACTGAGGTTCTTTGAGTGTGATGGCTCCCTCGCCCTCGGTATCAAAACCAACGCCAACGCCAACCATCAACGCATCCATCATCCACGCAAACAAATAGCCACCTTTAGTAGCCAAGTCGCGCGTGGACCGGAAGGCACAATTAAAAAGACCCGCAGCGGTGCGCTCCTCAACAAACTTTGTTCCCATCATCCACAGGCCGCGGCCCGGGGGCGTCCATTTAAGATTAAAGAGGCGCTCGTAGGCATCTTTAGCAGTGCGCTGGGCCTTGGCGTCATTCCATTCGAGGCCTAAGAGAACGACATGCTCTTTCTGCATATTGAACATTCCTTCAACGACGCGGCGACACGTTTGCCACCATTCTTCGGAGCCAGTAGCGCCCTCTTCAAACTCACTTAAACGTCTGGCGTATGTGCGCTTGAAAGTTACATATCCTAGGGGGCCCCATGGTACCTCTGTATCCTTATAGGGTTCGATGAAAGTATCTGATAGCCTGAATCGGCGAATGTTTTCTAATGTTCTCATTGTTTAAAGACTCCTTTTTTTCTATATTTCTCATATCTTGTTTGCAAGAGTTGCTTTTGGCCCGAAGCGCTAAGCGGTAATGGATTGGCTTGTGCTTGGGCGCCTCCCGTCGTAACGCTTGCTTGTGGTAAAATTTTAATACTGACGTTGGATGTGTCCATAAATACATTGTATATTATTCCATCTGGGCCATTTCTATTTTTAGCGATGTACATCTTACCTTGGTTGTTTTGTTTGTCTTCAACGGTGCGAGAAACCGAAAAAATAAAATCAGCAACAAAGCACTTATTAAACGCTTCGGAAATTTGCTCCATAGTGATGACTTCGGCATTCAAGCCCGACCGGTTAGTCTGTGAGGCAGTCCAAACGGGACACTGAAACTCTGATGATATAGCTCTTAACTCTTCATAAATAGATTCTAGTTCGCTCCTCTTCTCTTTGCGGACGGTAACTGGCCTTAAAAGATCAGCATAGTCTACAATTATCAAACCCGGTTTTATTCCTCTTTTAACAAGACGAGACAAATGAGTATGAATTGTGTTGGTGGATGCTGATTTAGTAGGGTATTCTTTGATGATTAGTTTACCATCAAGTTCGTTGATCTGTTCATAAATTTCTTCTTTAAACGTGATTATATCAGTTAACGGATAGCCTGTCAAACAGCTATCATAGCGATTGGCAATGACAGTATCTTGCAGTTCCAAAGTATATTGAACAACAGTCTTCCCTTCTTTAAGAGCCTCGGTGCCTAAATGTACAAGAACCATCGACTTGCCAGCACCAGTAGGCGCAATAACAACACCCAGTTCGCCTTTGCCTAAACCACCACCGCAAATTACATCGATGTCGCTCCAACCAGTGGGGACCGGGTTCCGATGCTTAGGCTGAAAACGAGCCTCAAAGTCGGCCATGTAGTCATAACCAAAGTTATTGTCAGACCCGAGTTTTAAAGCCTCATTAATAACATTTGAAATCTCATCAAAAGAGCAATTCTGAAGAAGATTGACAGATTTGAGCATTGCTTCTTTGAGGTTTTGCTTCTTGCAAAAGTCTAATGATTGCTCTTTGATATATTCAATGTCTGTTACTTCCTTGGTGTGCATTCTCGCAAAATATTCACGTACTTGCTTTTGTACAACTTCATCTTCATCTTGAAGATCAGTGCGGATGATGGCGACGAGAGCATCAATAGACGGGTGTTTTTGATACTTTGTTCTAAAATCGATGATTTTTTGAACGAATACTCGCAAATATTCTAGTTCTAAAAAGTTAATATCTAAGACTTCCGTGATCTGATCCGCGAAAGGTCTATCCTCGAAAATTAATTGAACTAGCCCCTCTTGGAAGGCTTTTCCATACCTTCCAAAATTAACGCTCTCTGTCAGCATAGCAGCCCTCTTGTTGGCGTGTTAATAACTATAACATCCCTCTGTGTAAAGTCCATATTATTTTAAATATTAAGTGTTGGTGTTGCCAACACATTCCCTGCTAATTTTGTTTAGATGTTCTTTTAGATCTTCCCAATTTAGTTCACCTAAGCCATCATTCTTCATCATCCCGATGATCTTGGTTTTATTAAACTCACATTCAAAGTTTTCTACCGCATACTTAACGTGATCTTTTCCTTGTACAGAAAGTTGAGGTGAATAAAGCTGCATCATCTTGTAGTTCTTTTCAATAAGGGCTTTATCCTCTACCACTTTCTTAAAAAAGCTCAGGTTGCTGGGAACATTGTCGCAGTACTCAATTATCTCATCAATATTATAATACTTCTCCTCAGCTAAAAAGTCAAGACGTTTCTTGACTGTCGCAAATCCGGCGCCCTTAATACCCGGGAGGTTGTCCGATGCGTCTCCTATAATAGCCCGGGCCATCGCCATGTTTGTGGGATGAATCCCAAACTGTTCCACGATGCGGTTCTTGTTTAACATCTCGCTTTGCGTGGGGCGCCACAAAACAGTCTCGCCGTCGCACAATTGCATAAAGTCCTTGTCGTTAGACACGATAATCTTCTGCCATCCCTTGTAATAGGACATTTGTGAAACGTATGCGATAATATCGTCTGCTTCCACCTCTGCGATCATTGATTGGATGATCGGCATTTGATTGAGATACTCAATAATGCGGCTTTGCTGCCAGATTTTGTTTTTAAGCTCTTCATCGTCTGTGAGGTTGTGATAGGCGCGGTTTAAACGAATGGGCTTTCTGCCTGCCTTATAGTTCTTGTCCATCAGCTTGCGCTTTTTAGAACCATTGGGGCCATCCCAGATGACTACCACTTGGTCAGGGCGCATTTCTC